GGTGGTTGACGTGCTGAAGCTGCTCCTGGCTTTCAAGTTTGCTGGTTGGATTCTGGGAGCCAAGGACGCCCTGTGGGCCTTGGTGGCGGCTCAGCAGGCTATGAACATGGCCTTAATACCTATGTTCTTGGCCGCCCTGCCGTTTATCCTGTTGGCGGGGGCGATTGCCGCGACAATCGTTTATGCCGATGAACTAAGAGACGCCTTTGTTGATCTTCTTGAGGTAATTACAGACAATCCGGCCCTTCAGTTTTTGCTTGGCATAGTCTCTCCGGGGGCGGCGGCAGCTCTATCCGGTCTTCCTGAACTCCCGAAATATGAAAAGCTCAGCCCGGCAGATGTGGTGAAAGCGGGCTTTGGGCATCCCTACATTTCAGCGGCACCGCAGGCCCAGGGCGGCGGCGGGGCCACGTCAATCAAGGTAGACGCGCCGGTCAGTGTGGAAGTCGGCGGTACGACTGCCTCACCTGAAGAGGTAGGCACAGCAGTCAAAGTTGCCGTTGCAGATGCCATAGATGGAGCACTTGCACAGGCTCAGGCAGAACTTCCGGGAGATTAGGGTATGCCGACAGTCATTTTTGAATGGAACCCCGGTGGAGGCGCAGCGGACACCGAGAAATTCACGGTAGACGCAGTGCTGACGCGCACCGTGAGAATGACTGCGGAGGTAACCAGGTTCCCGGTAGAACGCGGCTGTGATATCAGTGACAACGCTCGATTGCAGCCCGTGGAACTGAGTTATTCCTGCTTCGTTTCCAACACGCCGGTTGACTTGGCTACTACCAGACAGGCTCAACACGACACCTATTACACAGGGCCAGGACTCGGTTCCAACAGAGGCAAACAGGCGTATGACCGCTTGGTATCGGATGTATTCGAGGAAAAGCGGTTGGTAGATGTGTGGTTCGGCAAGGGGGCTGAAGGTGAAGCCGAAACTCTTTACGATAGCGTCCTCATCACCGACATCAGCATAGACAACGGCAAAGGCAGGACAGGCGGCTTCTGGTTCGATGTCTCATTTCGACGCGTGCGGTTTGTTTCAAGTCTCGTCACGGATGTTCTGGACGTGCCGCAGGTGCCGGGCATTGACCCCGAAGTACAGGCGTTTATTGATTTCGCCAAGGTATCCCTCCAGGCCGCAGACGCAGCCCTAGAGCAGGCACAGAGAGACAAGCAGGTTGAACAGCTCCGGGAAAGCGGGGATTTCCATCAAGTAGCGGCGCTTGAACTGAAGTGGGCTGCTGAAGGCATCCTTGAGAGGTACGAGTAAGAGATGGCCGAGTACAAAATCACATACGCCGCAGTACCCGTTTTTCCAGAGAAAGCAGACTACAGTATTGATATCGTCTTGCAGGAAGTACTCTACAAGATGAGACTTGCCTGGAACGCCACGGCAGGAGCGTGGTTCGTCTCTCTGTACGATGCAGACGGAACCCCCCGTATAGAGGGGCGCAAACTGATAAAGGAATGGCCGCTTTGCTCCAATATCCCGCAAGCAGCGCCTCAGTATGGGATGCTGCAAGCATATGGAGATGTGGACGTTCCCTATTCACAGGCTGATCTGGGCACTCTGTTGAATCTGTTTTTTGTCACGCTGGAGAGAACCGATGTCTGATGATTTCTGGCTGCGCGCCTACAGACTGACGATCACTCCTCCCGGCGAATCGGGACGGCAGTTTTCTGAGCTTCGGTGCTCTTTCACCATCTCCAAGACCATGCGCTCCAGCCACAATACAGCATCGATCTACCTATACAATCTGGCACCTGGAACCCGAAAGATGATGCAGGCAGAAGACACACTAGTGCAGGTGGAGGCAGGGTATCAAGACAGGCTATCCACGATATTTGACGGTTCGGTTGTCACGTCCAGATCCGCACTGGAGGGGCCGAATTGGGTGACTAGCGCCGAATGCGGTGAGGGTGTGAAGGCGCTTAGAGACAGTAGACTGCAACGTACGTGGAAGGAGGGAACGCCGCGGGGGCGGATAGTGCGCGATCTGTTGGAGGCCATACAACTCACAGCCATCGGCAGAGTAGAGACGGCCTCGCTCACTGGCAGGATTTCAGCACCCTTGAGCGTATCAGGCCAAGTACGTCGGAGCCTTGATCGGCTGGCAAATCAGTGGGGTTTTCAGTGGTCGGTACAGGCGGGCGTGGCTGAAGTGCGAGACCGTGGAACCGGCGCGGGAAAGGAAACGGTGGCACTTTTGCGCCCCGATTCCGGGCTGTTGGGTACGCCGGAATGGACAGAAGAAGGATTGAAGTTCCGAGCACTCCTCACTGCACAGGTTACGCCCGGCAAGCGAGTAGAAATCCAGAGCGATATAGTCAGTGGCGTTTTTCAGGTGGAGCGAGCTGATTACGTGGGGGATACACACGGAATAGATTGGTCAGTGAGTGCTATAAGCGTGGAGGCGGCAGGATGAAAGGGCAGGGACCGACGCTTTCAGATGTGCTGCGGCAGACGATGGAAGCCGCTACTACGATGACGCGTACAGCGATACCGGGCGTGGTATCCGGCACGTATCCGGGCAATGACGATCAGGTTGACGTTGAAATCGCTGTATCTTCACTGGTGAATGGTAGCCCCGTGATTGATCCGCAGTTGCGAAAGGTGCCGGTTCTACATGCCGGAACCTCGCGGGTGTATACAAGATATCCTCTCAGGCGGGGTGATCCGGTATGGGTGAATTTCGGGGATAGGGATCTTGACAACTGGAAGGCAAGAGGTGGCGACTCACTGACTGAGGCCAACACCAACCGCAAGCACGATTTGACGGACGCGGTTTGCTGGCCGGTAGGATGGGGACAGGGGATTTTGGCGGTGGAGATGAATGACACTTTCAAAGGCCTTGTGGATTTGCTTTTCGATAAGGCAACCTTGGCGGTAGCGTGCCCCTTTGCTGTGGCAATTCTGCCCGAGATTACGATACTCAAGGCACGACTGGAGGCGGCGGGACTGTAATGCAGGATCTACGATTCGAATATCAGACGACTTTAGGACGATGGGATCTGGTCTTGGAAGACGGCGCTGTAGATCTGACTCTTGTAAGCGGAACGGATGAAATCGATCAAAGAATCCGGCACACGCTGCGCCTCTTCAAGGGTGAGTGGTATCTGGATATCACACAGGGCGTTCCGTATTTCGAGTCCATTTTGATCAAGGGAGCCAGTGAAGCGGCGGTAGGCGAGGCAATCGCAAAGGCATTGCTGAAAAACCCGGACGTACTCAGAATTGATAATATGGTGGTGGCCTTCGACAAGAACACGAGGACAGCAGATGTCTCGTTCATTGCCGTCACCACAGACGGGACAATCCTCATACAGGAGCTACTCTAATGGCCGGAATCACCCTCACGGGTTTCGTGATCAAGAAACTGTTGGAAGCCAAAGCCGACATGGAGTCAGCCATCCAAGAACTTTTTGGCCTGGATGCCAACGTCAGTGCCCTGTCACAGTTCGGCAAACTGGTAGGCACGCAAAACAATGCAATCGCCCGGCTCTGGGAACTTGCGCAAGACGTATACAACAGTTTTTCGCCCGATACGGCCAGCGGAATCGCCCTCGATAACTCAGTGGCTATGACGGGACATGCGCGCAAGACAGCTACGTGGTCAACGGTATGGGAGGTACTGCGGCTTGCCCCCGCCACCACTGTAGCAGGAGGAAAAAGAGTGGCTGTTGCTGGTTCTGATCCAAATGTGGAGTTTGCTCTGAACGCCACTGTCACGACCCCCTTGGCTACTGCCGTATACGGGGCATGGATTACCATCGGAGCGGTAGACGTGGCTACTCAGTACACCGTCACCGTCAACGGAACTGCTCACAACTACACGCCGGGGGCCGGGGAGACGGCGGAAGACATCATTCTGGCTCTCGCCATACTCATCAATGCAGGTGCTCAGTCGGCGCTGGTTGATGCTGCTTTGATGAGCACTGAGACCACCTTGGAAATCTACCCGGACATCACAAGCATCGCGTTGCCGCCTACCTTTTCTATTGCCGTTTCCGTACTGGGCGGTGCTGGCACGATATCCTTGGATGATACCGGGGAAGTCGGACAGTTCACCGCCGTCGAGACGGGGCCGGATGCTGCTCCCGTGGGCACGCTCACTGAAATACTGGATACGGTAGGGGGGTGGAACGGCGTGTGCAATTTGGTGGCTGCCACATTGGGAGGCGATATCGAGACGGATGCCGAATTGCGGTTGCGTCGCTCTCTGTCCATCCACACGCCAAACAGCGGTACTCTAGGGGCAATATGGAGTAAGCTACTTGACCTGGACTATGTAGAGGCTGTGGTTGTGCTGGAAAACATCACGGATGCCGTGGATGCAGAAGGCCTGCCCCCCCATTCCATGAACGCCATCGTCGATATCCCCGCAGATCCTACCGGCGTCTTGGATGCCAGCGTTGCAACGGCCATCTGGGAGACAAAGCCTTTGGGGATCGCCACGCACGGCGGTACTACCACAGACATTGTAGATGAATACGACTTCACCCGACACATCAAGTGGGATCGTCCCACCACAAGCGCATTTGATATGCGCATCACGTACACGCTGTATGACGAGGAGATTTTCCCAACAGACGGACAGGCGCAGATAGCCGCACTGGTAGTGGCTCAGGCCCTCATCTTACAGAATATGGGCAAGGACGTAATTCCGGCCCGGTACATCGGCTCGATATACGCGGGTGTAGACGGAATAGGGGAAATGCTCATTGAGGTTCGGACAGGGGCATTACCCTTTGCGACAACGACTATCCCGATAGCATGGACGGTGCGAGCAACGCTTGCAGTTGGTGACGTTTCTTTCGTGGTGATACCGTAATGGCGAATATAACTTTCGGAAATAATGGCACTTATGCCTCGTTCAGTGCTGCTATTGCTGCCGCAAGTCCCGGAGATCACCTTATTGGCCTGGGGCCGTATACGGAGACGGGGCAGGCACTCACGATTGCGACGGCAAACTTGACGGTGCTTTTCGTCAATGGGGCGTATGTGTTCGACGGGGGGCACGCCACAGCCACTTTCCTCAGCATTGCCGCAAACGGAGTCACCGTTGATGGTGCCGACTACATGAGGATCACGCAGTACAACGGGGTGAATGTAGTCGATATCTCGGGAGATGACTGCATCTTCCAGAATGCGGAAATAGATGATTATGGGGCAGCAGGAGCCATAGCATATGGCATTCTTGCCACAGGCGATAACGTCCAGATTCTCAATAATCGAGTGCACGATTCCATTGACGCTACCACCGGACAGGCAAACGGCATCCGAGTACAGTCCTGCGCTGACCCCATAGTGAAGGGCAACAGAGTATACAACCTCACATCCATTGGAGCGGGCGGCGATACCTTCGGCATCACTCTGGGCTCCAACTGCCTGAATCCCTCGGCCGAAGACAATGAGGTAACTGCCCTCACCGCCACATCAAACGCCATAGGTTTTTTCTTGCTCGGTTCAGCAACAGCAGGCTCGGCTGGCCTGCTACTCCGAAACAAAATCAACACGCTGATTTCCGTCACTTCCGGCGCTCAGGGCATTTCGATTTGGAACGGAACATGGAAGATCGGATGTCATGAAATTTACGGAATGGTCGGTGTAGGGAATGGCCGGGGCATCAACTGGGGCGGGACGCTGGTAGATCCCACCGATCCCTTGTGTTGGATCATCAATAATACTTTCGACGACTGCGAGGATCAGGCCGTCTACCTGTCTATGACCCATGATGTGACGGTACGAAATACCATTGTCAACGGAACGCCCCTGAATGCTACGGGCTTTTGGTGCAATGCACCGGCCGCCCCCTTCATTGACAGTGACTACAACAACGCACACGGCATGGTGACGCCCTATGATCCACTGTGGCCCCTGGGTGCCAACGATACGGAAGTTGCTCCTGAGTTCGCGGACGTTGCTGCTCATGACTACATGCCGCAGCACGATACTGGAACGGCCTTCCAAAGTCTGATGATAGACAGCGGAGAAGTGCTAGCGTACATCACCACAGACATAGACGGCAACCCTCGTCAGTCCGGGTACGGACAGGATCGGGGCTGCTACGAATACCAGTGGCCTACGCCCCGCTACCTGGAAGCAGTAGGCAAGCTGCCGGGCCAATATGGCGACAGCACCTATTTCAAATTGCTTGTCCGGGCACTCGTGGGTGCTATATCAAATCTCGTGAGTATCGAAGAGCTTTGGGACGTATTTCAAACCCTGAAGCGCAATCTGTGGATTCGCAAGGCGCTTGGCATCCAGCTTGACAATCTGGGCGCTATCCTGGGCCTGCATCGAGGGGGTCTCACTGATGACGAATACAGGCTGCGTCTATACGTGCAGGCCGTCATCAACAGCAGTCAGGGTATTGCCTCACAAGTATTCCACGCTATTGACTTGTGGTTCAATCCAGACTGGCAGTTCGTGATTGAGTGGTACACGGGATTCGTGGTCTACGTCAAGACCGCGGTGCCGATTCCCCTCACTGTCACCGATACGCTACAGCCGTTAGCCGGGGCTGGAATACCGATGTGGTTTGCGTCCGCTGGAGACAGGACGCCGTTCGGCTTCTCAGAGGTGACCGCGGGCCACGTCGTCACTGAATCCACGCGGGGCACCGACGGTTTCAACGAGGTCAGCTTGGGCCACGTCTACGAAGGCATAGGCGGCTACTACACAGAGCTTTATCCGCACTTTTGGGAGGTCTAGAATGGCAGTAATACCAAAACCGGGAACTGAGTACGAATACGCGATTACCGTCCAGGTAGACGGAGGGGGCCGCTGGAACATCATCGAGCCCCAGGCAGCCAAAAAGGATACGGGATGGGACTATGACGAGCAACCGCCACGGAACTACCAAAATTGGACACATCACATGGCAACGCTCTGGTTTGAGTATCTTCAGGCGATGACGGATGCCAACCAGAAAACGTGTCAATTCACCATCGCTGATACCGACACATCCGGGGATGCCTGGGTTCAGACAGCCGATTACGTGGTTGCAACAGGTGCAGATGCCACCCCCGTCATTGAAGCAGCGATTGCGGCCCTGCCCCCGGCAGGCGGCAAGATCGTTCTCGGCCCTGGCATTTTCGAGTGCAAGACCACTATCAATCCTGTGACCGTTGCAGGGTGCTGGATTCAAGGGCAGGGGAGCAATACGACTCTCAGGGCCAACGGGGCCGCAGCCTTAGCAGTAATGGATCTGGACGACTGGACATACTGCGCAGTCACAGATTTGCGACTCTCTCAGACAGGAGCAGCCGCCTATTACAACGGGATCATCGTGCGCAACAGCAAGCGCTTTCGTATTCAGCGGGTTTTGGTCGAGGGATTTGAGGGAACGGCAAGCGCCTATCCATTCACACCGCGGTCTTGCCCCTTCGCCATCTCTCTCAGTACCGCACTGATCGAATCCTGCAAGGTGCGTCTTGTGAACGGCGGGGCTGCTGCTGAGACAAGCGAATGTGTGCTTCAGAACGGCGGCACCGTCATGGTAGTCAACAACGAATTCACCAACGAAAACTTCGGCGGGCCAGACGTGGATACGTCAAGCCCCTGCATCTATACCGGACTGGGCGTGCTCATCTGCGTTGACAACGACATGGATCACTGTGATGTCGGCGTTTATCTGGCGACAGCCAACGGCAGTATCGTGGGCCGGAACAAGATCAGAGACATGGGGGGTGACGGGATTTCGTTGGATGCTATGACAGGAGCAATCGTTGATGACAACAGCATATCGACAGTGGGCGGTAGTGGTATCGCACTGAACGCCACTACCGAGAAAAATACCGTCGTCAACAACCACATTGACACCACCGGGGCTGAAGGAATCTCTCTGGAAGGGACGAAGAACAGCTTGGGCAACAATTACATCGACGGAGCTACAGGCAACGGCATCTTGGTGGATGGAGAATCACACTCTATCAAGGACTCTCACGTTGATGCCTGTCTC